CCATCAAGGTTGTTTTCAATTGCTATATCAACTTCAGTTATATTCGCTATTGCTGTGCCGCCTTCAGTTACTTCTGCAATGTCAAATCCTGTAAAACTTACCTTGCCAAGATCAGTCGGTGTGCTGTCAAATGATGTGGTGTCTGATGTCTGCTTTGCTCCCATAAACTCAAATGTTATCTCCTGAAAACCTTCAGGTCTGACTGCAAGAGACATCCTGTTGACTTTGCAACCATTAAACTTGATATACTGCCCAATGTCTGTGAACCCTTTTTCAATCACCAGTGATGGCAAACTATTTCCAACCTTTATCGTATGCACATAGGGACCTGTTCCTGTTGTAGTAACACTGCCAAGTGTAGCCAAAAGAAGTGTTCCAATGTATGCTTGCAATTCTGTTTTTATAGAGCCAGCCACTTCATAGTTGCCAAGCACTGGTCTTGCTGCATCCCTTGTCCCTCTTATTACTGCGCTGTCAATGAGGTTTCTTGAAAATTTGAAATCTTCACTAACAAAATATAGCAGTTTTGCATCTGGAGTAGTAGGGTCTGTCTTGAATGTTGTCTCCGCCTGATAAATTATTTGAGCTTTAGCTCCTATTGCCTGTGGCATCTTTTACCTCCTCCTGCTTTGATATTTCTATAAATCTCTCTAAGAGAGATTTATATTTGTATGTTAATTCCTTTAAAAACTCTACCCTGTCTGCTGGATACTTATCCCACGCTTCTATAATCTTGTTTTTCTCTTCCTGCTCAATCATTTCAGCTTTATAAGCAATGTGATAATCCCGACTAAATTGCCAACCAGAAGCGTGATAATCCACCAGAATTTGCTCTCAAGTTTTTCAAGTCTCTCTTCAAGTTTACTTATCATTCCATTTAGGTTCTCGTGCTTGATATCACACTCTCTGATTGTCACCTTTTTCTCTTCTGCTGTCATTTCACATGCTCCATTTATTTGCATCATAGATAACCTCAAAAGTTAATATTGCTGCACCAGTTTCTATATCATGTTTTTCAACTGCCATCTCATCCCCATCTGCAAGTAATGTGTCCTGAGCGTTGCCTCCCCATTTTGTTTCTTCGCAATTGCCTATAACTTTTAAAACATCTTCTATCCCTGCCCTGACTTCATTTGCAGAAGTCCCAAAGATAGCTACCTCAATTCTCAATGCCCATCTGAATTTGCCAATTGGAGAAACAGGGAACTTTCTATTAAGTGCATCTCTATATATCAGCCCTGTCAATTCAGCCCTCGTAAGAGGATTATCCCGCCATGCAAAAACATTCTTACCAGCATCCGTGTTAAAGCCATTAGTCTTGAGAATCTTCTTTAACTCTGTGTTGAGATAGTCAACTATCTGCTGACGCTTTGACATCACTCAACCTCACTGAGCAAGAGTCGTGTTGTTCCAATGTCTGTATGTTGCACTTCGTGAATGTAGTATGTTTTATCTCCAATTGTTAGCGTGTCTCCATGCTGCACACCTTCAACATCAGAAGTCTTTGCTTCCACCATGAGCCTGTAACTCTCTATGCCTGCGAATGTGTTGATGTCAACTGCGACCTGATACTCTGTGTTGAAAACGACTCTGATTTCCCTTTCCTCCAAGCCATGCTTGAATGTCGCTACTCTTGCAAAGTCTGTAAAGAAGATGTCTATGTCAGCATCATAGAACATTATTGAGACATCCTCTGCTTTATCCCCACAGCATTACAGCTAATTGCAAAAACTGGTGATGTCCCACCAAGTGTGGCAACTGCTCTGATGTATCTCTTTAATCCATCCGCATTGAGCGTTATTTTCTCAAGTGATGCTGTTGTTACTTGCGTAAACTCTGCTCCGCTTATATCTGACCATGTTGAGTTGTCTGCACTTTCCTGAATCTTTACATCAAGAGTTGGGCTCGTTCCTGAAATTTTAGTTGCATCAAGAATAACCATCATATTCCCTGTGTAATCAAGTATGTCAACTCCTGTCCCATTTGTTGACGCATTATATGAGTTCGCTGGTAAAAGCGGAATTAATACGCCATTAATTTCAATCATTTTTTACTTCCTTTGGGCTTTTCTTTCTCTTCTGTTACTGGCTCTGCCTTACCCATTCTGATTAAGACTTCAGCATCTCTGTCTGGAATTTCATACACCTGACCTGCATAAACATCTTTACCTGCTGCAACTGTGCTTCTTGTTATCTTTACTTTCATCCCAACCTCCACAAAGAGAGCAGGGGCATTAAGCCCCCACTATTTTTATGCTGTCTTTGCATCTTTTATTGCTGCAAAGCTTTCTGCATGTCTGACTGCAATATCAACATCCTGTAAGACACGCACTCTAACAGTGCCAGCTGCACCGCCTGTGTAGGGGTCAACAAGAATGTCTAATGCTCCCCACTCTCCGATGATGAGGTCGTTCCAGTTGCCAAAGATGATTGCTGACAGGTTTGTTCCAGAGCCCTTTGTCAAATTGGATGGGACTTGATTTGATACTGCTGCATCATATCCATTTAAGATTCCCCAGCCTGGTTTTGTTCCATTTTGCCATACTGGTGTCTCGCCATATGTTGCGTTTGTGAATGTCTGTTTTAGTTTGCCTCTTACTTTTGCATTTGTTAGATATGCAAGAGCGCCCAAATCAGCATTGTCTATTGCTACTTCTGTCTCAAGGTCAACTATTTTGCCATATGTTGGATAGTCTCCATTTGCTCCGCATTCTACTAATCCGATGCCAGTTGTATTCAATATGCCAGTTGGCTGTCCTGATGTGCCAGAACCATTTATTGCCGCAGCATCAATCGCAAGAGCTAATATTGTAGCAAGGTCTGCTCTGACAAATGCTTCCACATCAATTGAGCTTTGAAGCAGTAATTTTCTTGAGATGTCTGTATATGCTCCGACTGTTTTTGGAGTCATTACAACCTGTCCGAATGTCTGCTGTGATTCGGTCGGTGCGTTGCCTTCAGTCACCCAATACGCTGTTGCTCCACCTGTCTGAGATGGAATCGCTATGTCTCCTACTAAACCGCCAAGCACCCTTGCTCCAAGCTGACGAACTACCATTTTATTTCTTAAAAGCTCAATAAACTGTGCTGAAAGCAACTCGGTCGCTACTGTATATCCGCCACCTGATGGTGTTCCTTTTGTCAGGTCTCTTGTCATAACATCGTATGGGATAAAGCAGCCCTGTGGGGTTCTGTTAAGTTTCTTCGCAACAGCATCGGATGCTTCTTTCTCAAATGGAGCAATGCTCCAGTCGTTTTGAGCTAATGCTCTGATTACTCTGACAAAGCTGAAGTTTCTAATTTCTTTGTCTGACATCCCAATATTCGGGTCAACAGTCTCTGCTTTTCTTGCCTTGTAAACAGCCTCTAACACTATGCCTTTAAACTCATCAATGCTCCTACCTTCTGAAATCGCCTTCTTTGCAAGGTCAAGGCAATCATGAGTCTCACCGATTGCAAGAATCTCGGCAACCCTTTTCTGCTCCTGTTCTAAAACTTCCTTCCTAATCTCATCCATTTTTACTTTTACCTCCCTTTGTTCTTTTATTTCTTCTCTTTTTTCGTCTTGTTTTGTTTCTTCTTGCCTTTCTTTTTCTGCCCCATCCTGGGTAACCTCCTTTATAACTTTGACTTCTGTTTCATAATTTCTGCCAATACCGACTGTTGCATCTGCAGGAATGCTTACAAGAGATATTTCAAGAGGAGTCCAGCGGGTCACACGATACCAATCCATGCCATTCTCTTGCTTTTCAAGCCTCATCTCTTTGACCATGTATCCCACAGAGACATTTTTTCTGATGCCGTCAAGGACATCCTGGAATACCTCCTCCGCTTTGGCACTCCGTCCGAAGCGAACAACTGCCCACCCCTTTCGGTCAGCCTGGTCAAGGTATACTTCCTCAATGACCCCGACTTGGTCTCCTGGGTCATGGTTTATAAGCAGTGCCCCTGCCCTTTTTAGTCGGCTCAGGTCAACTGCTTCTGGAGAATGGTCAAGGATTTCTACTCCATACCAGCGTTCTACTGGCTCTTCTGAACTAAAAGACAAAGTGATTGTTCTTCTGTCTTTATTTATGTCAGA